ATCAGTACGCCGAACCAACCGACATAGAGGCGGTTATTGGTAGAAGTTACCCACTCGCAGAAATTTTCCCAAGTGGACGATTGTTGTCTTGAAAGAGTTGTAGCCATTGTTTTGAAAAAGGGTTATGTAATAGTGCGGGGAACACTGGTTATGATATTCCAACCCTACCCTCCAGGGTTGGTATGAGAGACGTATTTTACTTGGATAGTCTCGGTAGGGACCGAAGTCCTTTTGCTCCAAGTGTGCCGTTACGAAACGTAACGCTCAACATATTTATATTACTACGGTTTCCCCTCCCTGTCAAGCCCCTGCCTTGTATCATATTGAACGTTAAACTATCTTCAAAAAAATCTCCCTCTAAATACAAGTAGTGTCTTTTTGGTCAGATACATATGAAAAGATTGTTGCCATTAGTAATGCTTTTGATGACAGCAACCGCCGCTAATGCTGGTGGAATTGTTTCTAAACATGCTTCTAGTGTTCAACTTACGGTCGATGCCGCCAGAACTCAAGCAACTAGACTTGGTTCATCATTTAGCATCAGTGGTTCAAATGTGGATACCACCGATGGTACAACTGCCCATACAGTTTCTGCAGGAACTATTACATCTGGAGTTTATAGTCCAGGTACTATCGCTGCCACTCAAGATACTGCTGGGTCCGCATTTAGTTTTACTCAATCTTATACCCAAGCAGATGCTGTGCCAACTGCTGCTCCTACTGTAGGTACTGTGCCCAACTTTTCTAACACCCTTAGTTACACTGCAGGTGCTGCTGGAGATCTTGCTGGAACTGTCACCTCTGCTGGAGTCCTCACAATAACTGCTGGTGGAGCTGGTACAAGTGGCACCGGACAATTTGTTTCGGAGATCACTGTTATTGACTAAATTAAACAAGGAGGATTGCAATGATCCGTTTTGGAGGGACGATATTTTGGTCTGCGATGTTTGTGGTGGGTGCAAGTGCCATACTTGCTCCTGCCCAGGCGGTCCCCGTGGTCCCAAACTTCACACAGGGGTCAATGACCAGCCACACGGAAACAACTCAGAAAATAACTGAGACCATTAATTCAATGGATTATAACACAGGATATCAATACTCTGCTACAGGCAGTGGTGTTGAACCATTAAATGGAACCTTAAGTCCTGAAAGAGGTTCTACTAACGTATCAATAAATGGAGTGACTTCATCATGGACAGGATTAACAAGTACACCACAATTCGTTCAAACGGATCCGGGGAGTGCGTTCCAGTTCACAGAAACTTACAGCGGCCCTGGTCTTTCAAATCACACGATTATTCAAAGAGAAACAGACGTAACGAGCATAACAGATACTACAAGTATATTCCAGCAATAATTTCACTGCTGTTTACTTTTCCTGCAAATGCAGAAACTGTTGGCGGGGTTAGTGCTACCGCTTCTCCTATTGCTAATTCTTCAGGTAGCGTTACAAATCAAGCAATCCAGGTCTTACAGGGACCGTATATTACTAATACCTACGGGGGCGGGATCCAGTGTCAGGGTCCTACGTTAAATTTTACCCCATATATAACTGGAGCAACTTCACTTCAGAGACCTTGGGAACCAACTTATTATGATCCTGTGTATGATGTTAGTGATAACCGTGGTGCTTTTGATGAAAATGGTAATGAAATAGGCGATGGTATTATTGATAACCCAGGAGATATTTTATTTCATAAGAGAACTAGAACTGGACAAAAAGATAATTACAATCTCTCTGTAGGTTTTTCTGCTACATGGTCTCGTCCATTAGATAAAGGTCTGCAGGAACAATGTAAAGAAGCAGTAAATACACAAATTGCTTTACAGCAACAACTAACTGCTAACAAAAGATTAGACTTTGAGATTGCTCGTCTTAAAAATTGCGGTGAATTAATTCAAAAAGGAATTCAATTTCATCCCAAGAGTCCTTATTATTCTGTGTGTGCTGATGTGGTTGTAAGAGATGTAACTTATATTAAACCACATAGACATACCATCCCAACTCCTACTTCTTCAATGCCTTCCTTAGAGCCTGGATCGCATTCACACGGTCGCGCTGAGCATCTCGGCGCTCCCTTACAGACTCGACCTTTACCTTTTTCCCGCGAATAGAAGCAATCTTTTTGATAACTTTTTTAGTTACAGGTTTAACAACCCTTAACAGAATATCAGCAAAAGGTTTTGCTAACAGTGCGGAGGTTGTTGCTACAACAGCAATACCAGCAGTAGTAGTAATAGTTGAAGCAGGAGGGATAGCATTAACAATCTGATTTACAACAGGAACATCTTCAATTTCACGAATACACTGGTTGCCTTCTAAACGGTAACCAGTTATTTTTTTGCGTCCACTATCAAAAATAAATCCAATAGGTTCTTTCTGCAATTGTTCTGCTGTCGGACACTCAATCTCTACAGTTGCTGCCGGTGTATTTGGAACCTTTGGTGTCTCTGGCACACCTTGTAAAGGTTTTACTTCTTCTCCTTTATATGCAGGAACCGGTGGTTCATAATCATATTCTAATTTATCTTTATTATATTCAATTGGATCAAAACTAGGAGTGCTGGAATCACAATAAGTTTTTACTCCTTTGGGATCATCCTCTGAAAGTATTCCGCTCTTTTCACTATTACTATTCTGTTCATGTGCTTCAACACAACCAGGCATATCAACAACAGGAACACCAATTTCTACTGTAACTGGTGGAGCATACGGGATGCTAAACATAGGTTCAGTAACAACTGTTGTTGATATATCTGGAATATTTAATTCTCTGATACTAATTTCATTAGTTTGAATATTATCAGTTCTAATATCTGGTATTTCCATTCATTTAATTAACAATCATTAAAAATTGATGCTACTTCTGAACCGACTGCTGCTCCTGCACTATGACCTAATAAATTTGCCCAACCAACTGTCAACCATCCAATATAAGGAATGCCTGTAAGAACTGGAATAGCACTAGATACGATACTTGTTCCTACCATTGCACCCTGTGATTGTGCGCCAGCGTCCGCCTTTATACACTCCACGTCTTTTGCACTCAACTTTCCCTCATCATCGGCACCTCCACCGATGTTCCTATTTCCATTAATAGTATATTCATCACGACGATATTCTATTCTTTGTTCTCTTCCACCACCAAACAATCCTTTCTTTTCTTTGTCAAGGTCAAGAGTTCTTTCAGATGTTAAAACCCTAGGATCATTTGCGTTGTATCTAATACTATATCCTTCTTTGTTCACATTAACATCATAAGAAGAATACTCTCCCGTAGGAAGATTGATTGAAGGATATTGTGGGCGATTTGCATAGTTCTTATTCATATTCATAAGATGACCAAGCACACCAATATGTGCTATAGCAACCGCACCACCAACACTTAATGCAACCCACTTAAACGGTGTCATGTTCATTACTCCACTAGTGTACCGTGTGCTCTACGAATCTCACGAAGTGCTTCAAGATTCATATCTTTGGTTCCACCATCATATGCATGAGCATATCCTTCTGTAATCATTTGCTCATTAAGGGACACGTCTCCATCCCCAATGTAAAGCCAACCAAGAAGACGCCCATATTTCCCAACGCCACCAACAAGTTCAGTCCTAACAGACAACTCATCATCACCAGAGATAGCACCCTCCAGTTTCTCTTTGAGCCAGTTGGTTGCGTCAATTCCAAGAGCTTTCTCCTCTAAATTCTTCGTTCTTTTTTCAGGAGTATCAACTCCTGCAACCCTTACTCGTTCTTTTTTATAAAGGTCAAAACCAAGATCGATTGTGACATCAATTGTGTCACCATCAAGAACTCTATTAATCTCAACTACGCGGAAGTTGTAACATGACTTCCGACTGGGGGGAACCATTGCGCCCATACTCGATCTCCTTTGATTCTGCTGATGCTATTATGCCTATGATGAATGTTGCTGCTGCAATTACTGCACCAGCACCGGCAACCCAACGTTCCAATACGCGAATACGATCACGAAGTTTTTCAATTTCTTCGTTTGTATCATCAACACGTTTATGAACCATCTCAATGCGACGAATAGAATTCTCTAGAGTGCTGTCCATTACAGCAATCTTTGTATCCTGTTCTGCATCTTTGTTAGTAAGGTCACTCATCTTTCATTTCATCGAAAGCCATACGCATTATATAGACAATATAATATGTGACACCGGAGAGAAATATAATTAAACCAATAATTACGCTCCAAGTTGGGTCATTATAGTTTTCATGAGCACGTAATAAAAGGTTCATGCAGATTTTTCTCTGACGGTTAAGCGATCTGGATCAATCAATCGAATTGCTTCAGCAAGTTCTTGAGAATGTTGCACCTCATCATTCATAATTTCACATATTTTTTTATCGTTAGGAAAACGAGTTAGATATTCTGCATATGTGTGTGCTGCATGAACTTCTACTTCGTAGGAGAGATGGTAAGCAGAGCGAGGAGATATCCAATAATAAACCACGTTGATCCAATAGTAGATAAGTACAAGGTGTCTGGCGAAGAAGCGATCCACCCAATAAGTATTACCGCCCCTAGATTCCATGTATTCCAGATGTTCTGTTTCGTTAAGAGTTTGAGCAAAATGTTCCTCCATCAGATAGATGTGTGTTGGACCACGCAAACCTAATGATTCTCTTAAATGTAGTACACTTAAAAAAGCAAAATAGGGTGCCCGAGCAATCTCCTCAAGCACCCAAAAACGTGGATAATCTCTACCTTTATACAAGAAGTCAATAATTGCTACAGTTATATTCAGAGTGACTTCATTGAGTTTTTTCATATCATTCAACGTGAATTGTACCAGTCATACCTGCACCCTTGTGGGGTCCACACCAAAATTCATATTCACCTGCATCAGCAAATACAATATCTTGAGTCTCACCGGGAGCAAATAGCAGTGCCTCTCTTGAAAGATCAGGACGTGCTTCAACAATAATGTTATGTGGAGGTAGTGCCTCGTTTACAAAGTGTACCGTATCACCTGCAGAAATTGTAATCTCACTAGGTTCAAATGCTAAGTTGCCATTAGAACCCATTTTAACATCTACAGCCCAAACAGGTGTAGAAAAAAACAAGGTAGCAAGTACTGCAAAAAAGAACTTCATATAGTTTTTGTAACTACACTATCTATTTCACTTTAGTCTATTATGGGTTGAATTTGTTTGTAATTCAAGACTTAAAAATTCTAAACCTTTTTATCTTTCTCCTCAATTTTTTCATCTTCTTTCTTTTTAGCAGGCATAACCCCGAACGTCGCGAGCGTTCCTGTGAACACACTGGCAATGAAAGTCGGATCGATGTTTTTCTGAGGAATACCAGGAACAGTTACATAATTAAGGGTCAGAATTGACGCTGACCAACCTAAAATAACAACACGTACCAGGGTAGATACCCCTTCATCAGCCCACTCAAACTTATTTTCCTTTTTGGTTTCCTCTTTCTTCTGTGGAGTGCTGTCCATTTAAAAGAGGCATGGCATATTTATTTATTCTCAGTCAACTCTAATGTAACCATTTTCTTCTAACCATTTTCTAGTCAGAGGAGTGGGTTCATACTCATTCCACATCTTACCTGAAGCACAAGCATTCAAAGCACTAGCAGTCATACCTTCAGTCTTACCTGCCCAGGTTGCTTCTGCTTCCCAAGGCACTGCAGATTTAGGATAAGTTCTCTCTACCATCTCACGCCAGAGGGGAGGAACAACTTCTTCAGGCATAATAATAGCAATCATACTATTATTAATAGTTCCTGCCATACAATCCTGTGCAGCGTGCCATCCTTCGTGACGCATCACACTCATTAGTACACCAGGACGATGCATGAATGACCTGTTCAGAAAAAAATTATTACCTACAGTATGATACACACCACGGTGTCCTACTGGGAAATACTTTTCATCTGCTAAAAACACATTAACTCCGACCCTGTTAAGGGAAACAAGCATGTTGTTGAATTCAATAGCAATAGGATAAAAAGAATCAGTATTGGGGTACTGACTAGAAATATCCAAAAGATTAGTGACTTTTTCGACTCCATCTGTACATTCCCTGAGTAACATACATCCCATAGAATCATTAGTATAGAAACCCTTAGTAGGTTCAGCAAGAGCAGGAGCACTCAAACATGCTGCTGCAATTGCTGCTAATAGTTTTTTCATTAGAAAGGAAGACTAGAAGAAGGAGGAACTGCACCTCCAGTTGCATTAGGAATTTCTGGCATTGCTGGCATTAACTCTGCAATGATACCAGGAATTGCTTCGGAAATTTCTTTGACTGCCTTTTCTCTCGCTTGTTCAATTAGTGTGTCTGAATTCTTGTAAAGATACCAAGCACCAAATGCTGTAGCACCAGATACGCAGAATGAAAACACTGCCATAACATTAATTATCTTTTGCATGATAATAAGCCTCATAGTATTTTGTAATTCCATTGCAATTTACATTGCCTTGAGAGACCCAATCATGGGCACACTCATAAATGGACTGACAGGTATATTTAGATTTCCTAGACCTGTCTAATTCACCTCCATATTTTGAAAGCAAGATGGTCAATGCCTGTTTTCTTGTTTTCATTTTTTGATCGCTGTATCGCCAATCATCGTTCATGAAAGTTCTCCGAACCACCTTGAAAGTTTTCTGAACCACCAATAGGGTTAAGTTGAAGTGTTGTCTTACCGCTATTGATAGACACAGCATACATCATTTCATGGATGGTGTCAAATTTTTCGTCACAACCTGGTATGACGTAGGGTAAAGGTTTGTTTTTAATTTTTTCTTTATGCGTTTGCACTTGCATAAATGATAATTGCTTATCGCTATAATATGCAGGACCAAACCAAGGGTCATCTTTCAGATACTTAGGTGCAGGATATGTCATGATAACACAAAACGTTTTGTATAGTTATACGCATATTGATCTCTGGGACCACGAATTCCCCAACCCAACCAATAGTAAGCAGGAATCATATATTGTGCAACGGTTTGTCCACCACCCTCAAACTCAGGCAAGTGACGTTGAAAGATGTTCTCGTTAATCATATAACGTGTCTGACATCCAAGAGTGCTAGGGTCGCAATTATATCTTTTTGCGAATCTACCTAACCCCAGATAACGGTCCTTAGAGGTCCACTGAATGAGCCCGTAACCACCCCTATGGCAATCAGTGTAAGGAACTCTAGCACCTCCCTCACATATATTGGCAACGAATTTACTCTCTTGTTTAATATTACCCATGATCGTTGCAAGGGCATTCCTATCTTTGATTTTTGTACCACGTTGTAATTCTTTTAGTACGTATTTTTCTTCTGGTGTGCAATCAGGACAGGTCCATTTCTTTGGAGATTTATCTGCTATCTCAACTGCAGGTGAAGATATTGATTTATTATTTAACCAATTTATACTGGATGCAATTAATGTAATTTCAACTGGGATGCTAATAGCAATTAAACCAATACCAATAGTGTTAATCATATTCCTCATAAAGGTAACCAAAATGTTATCATAGAAAAGGGAGATGGTCAAATCTCCCTTTATATATCAAGTTGGATTATATACAGGTGTCATTAGACCTCCATCAGGTGGTCCATTATCGTCCTCGTCTTCACTGCTTATAGCAAGCATTAAGAAGAATGGTGTGATGATAAAGATAAGTGTTTGAAGTATAGTCCAATCATATGTCATGAGTTTCTTACTGCTGCTGCAATAGGAATTAGCATCAGCACTGCTGCTACTACAAATCCCATCACCAAATACCTGGGATAACTTGTCCAGTTACAGCATATGATCCCATTGCGGCAATAATACCGATCATTGCTGCCCAACCATTGATGCGTTCTGCTTGTTCAGTCATTGTTTTTCTCCTTAGTTTTGTTGTAGATAATTATTTTTTTACCATCGTGGGTAAAAACTAGTTCGTCATCATGTCCCCAACAAAGTTCTTCGTAGAGGGCATTCAGTTTCTCCATGTCTTCATAGAGTTGGTTAGGATTAGGCATTAGTAAAGTGTTTTGCAATAACTTCAATTCGTTCCTCTTCATGTGCAATAATATCAAGTTGTTCTTGAATTGCACCTAGAACATCAGGATGTTCTCCTATACCTACAGGATTGTGAAGATAGACTTCAATATTCAATTTTGCTTTCCTAATGTTTCCTTCCGCGTTATCGCGGAGTGCAGAAAGAATTTCATTTCTAAGATCGCAAGACATCAATACAGTTCCTCTTCCTTTTCAGTTTCAATTACACAATCACTTGTTGGATAAGCGACACAGGTAAGAACAAATCCTTCTTCAATTTGATCATCATCTAAGAAAGATTGATCCGACTGATCAACTGAACCACTTACGACTTTACCAGCACAGGAAGAACATGCACCAGCACGGCAAGAATAGTTCATATCAACTCC